AAGCATTACCTTGGACGTGAAGAGTTGCTTGTGGTAAAGCTGTGCCAATGCCAACGTTGCTTGAAACAATCAGTGAATCTGTGGGAACATTGCTGGTAGCAAAGGCTGAACCAATGCAACAGTTATTAACTAAATGTATACTTGCCTTTGGTAAAGGGATACCAATGCCGGCATTTCCATAGTTATAATAAATATTTTTTTGAGTAGCTGAAATAACTTGCTGACTCCAATATTGAGGTATACTTGATGTACTACTACTGCCAACACGAATATTATAAGACATACCTATATTAATAATATGGTTGAAATTAAAAACAAAAATAATTTATAATAGTTTTTGCTAAATAATGATAGTGATAATTTATAATGGTTTTTGAGGCCACTCAATTGAAGTAATATCCAAGTCACCATTATCTGTAAGTAATGGTGTGGATACACTTGGTAAATCTCGTAATTCTTGCATATATGTAGACCATTCTGCTGGTACGGTTTCATTGCGTGAATATGATTTTAATGTTATCCAATCACAAGCTGCCAAACGTGAATCACGTTCTTTACGTAACAATTTCATAGGTAGTTCTTGTATTAATTGTTGAAGCTTTAATTCTAAATCTTCTTGTGATGGTTTGGGAATATCTGCTTCCAACCATTCTAAACCATTTCCATTGAATACCCATTGAGTATTAGGATAATATAGAAGTAATGCATCTGTAATAGATGGTTTCATTTATTGTAGCGCAATATTTTTATTGGGATATCTCAGCGCAATATTTTTATTGGGATATCTCAGTCAAAGTCCAAGCATATCCCATAGTTTCATGTACTAAATAAACTGTATTTGCAGTATGAGATTTAAATTGGACTTTGTATGATATTGTGTCTGTTGTATTTGGAGTATCTCTGTAAAAAAGTGTCATATCAGACCAACCACAATCTCTATAAGTCCAATTATTTGCTCGCGAACCAGTTAAACTTGTATAAGCACTTCCGTTTATTGAACGTAATAAATCTACATATAATCTACGACCTGAATCACCATATGCCATAGTTGAATAGAATTTAACTTGAATGATACTTGTGCTAAATCGTGGAATAATTTGAGATGGCTGACCTCCATCTACAAAACTCGTAGATGATGTATAAATATGACCGGTAGGTGCAATATATTCATTATATACAACTTGACATACCATATTAACACCGCTCATTACTCGTTCTACTGCATTATTTCGTAATTCAAATGCTGTATTTAAAGTACCTTTTTCAATTTGAACGCCTGTCAAATAAATATTATTACTTGTATTTGTTAGGAAATTTGTAGCAGAACCACCAAATGTTTGAATATTAGAACCTGTTAAATACTTGGTACTCGTCCAACCTATCGTATCTGAACTTGTATAAGCAGAACCCGTGCCTAAACATAATGCTAAGTTTAGCCCAGGTGTAGTATCCTTAGCCCAAGCGGAATCGGTGGTATCGCCTGGAACAGTGAAATTTATTTTTTGCCAAGCACCTGCTGGAATGGAAGGTGTTGTGTATAGATACGAACGAGGAAGAAGATATTGGGATATGCTAGTTGCCGTGGCATTATTGGCATAGAGTTGATAGACTTCGCTTGCGCTTAGGGCTTTGTTGTAGATGCGAACGTCGTCTATGTAACCTTTGAATGCATTACCAGTGGCACTTCGTCCAATCCACATCATTGTACTCGGGGTTAGATTGATAGTAATTGGAATTATTGATGATGATACACCAACAAGTATACCATTTATATATAATTGTGTGACAAATCCACTATTAATAATACCACATATATGATACCATGTATTAGGTGTATATGCAAATGTATAATTAACTTGATAATTTGTACCCCCTATGGCTGCATTTACATAAATAGTTCCATTTCCAAGAATTAATGCAAAATTATCATTATTGGCATAGCTAATATTTGCTATATATTGATAATATGTAGTGCTATTAGGTGTATTAAACCAAGTAGATACACTTAATGACGAAGTTGAATAGTTATAATTATAACTTATGAATGTACTTGGAGTTCCACCTTCCGTATTTCCTATTAAATTCAATGAACGTGTACCTACTTTGAATATGCTTGTTGAATAAACTACATTTGTACCTACCGGATTCGTCAATAAGCCAAGTGTATCATTGATTCCCGAATCTGTTTCAAATGTAATGGCTGTAATGGTTGCAGTTGCACCAGAATTACCAACGGAGAGTGAGAATTGCTGAGAGTTTAGTGTATTATTTTTTATCCAAGCACTAACAGTTGCTGGTTGTGCTGCAGTTGTGCCCCAAGCCAAATCTGCAACATTCAACCCTTCAATGGGTTGTTGAAATAGAACGTAAGGGGAAGGTTGATACGAATAATAGAGACCAGATACTTCACTGGATGAAAATTCACGAGTATAAATACGAACGTCATCTATGAGTCCTTTGAATGCATACGTTGATGCATAGTGCCGCCCACCGACACGTAAAATTGTGGCAGTTCCTGAACCATTCGAATTCAATGAGCCAGTCCCTGTTGCGCTACTAGCTATTAACGTCCCATTGATGTAAAGTTGCATATACGAATTGTTAATGGTCAGAAACCAGTAATACCATGTACTTGCGGTTACTGCAACTGGACAATTTACGGAATAGTTAGTAACACCAATATACACATTGATGTACATAGTATAATCGGTGTTACATACATACTGGATCGCATAAGCTGTACTGTTGCCTATAGAAATAGGAACTTGAACAATCGTAGGGGAACTGGGATTCATCCAAAAACCAATCGATAGAGGAAGGGCAAAACTCCCACTTGTCAAAGTATATGTCTGTGCCAACGTTATTGTTCCACCAGCTGTATTTCCAGTCAAATCCAAAGAAGCTGTTCCTGATTTAGTTGAACTTGAATACACGGTTGTACCCGTGGCGACCGGAGCAGGTAATGTGCCCTGTGAATCCGTTGTTACATTATCAAAAGTCATCCAATAACTGAGTCCAGATGCTAATGTTGTACCAGGTGCAGGTTGTATGGGTGCAATGGCAACTAATGCAGCTATTTCGCTTACAGAGAGTGCACGATTGTAAATACGGAAATCATCAATGTATCCAGCGAATGGATAAGTGAATGTAGAATTTATATTTCCAAGAATAAATCCATTTTTAACAAAAGCGGATGTTTTTGTACTTGTTTGTACTCCATTGACGTAAAATGTAAGTGTACCATTATTATTAACGATTGTAGCATGTGCCCAGGTATTTACAGGAATAGATGAGCTTCCCGTATAATTCGCCACGTTTTGTATGCCAAAAGCGATGCTTCCTGTAGTAGTAATTTGAATAAAGAGGGAATTCGCAGATTGACTGGCAGCACTATTGGTTGAAAATGGAACGCAAGGATATGTACCACTTATAGGAAGTTTAGTAGATAAAACCCATAGTGATACAGTAAAAGATGACGTGTAAGAATATGAACTATTTACCAAATATTTAGCAGCTGCAGTTGAAGTTGCTAAAACATTTGCTTCATTCGCTAAATAGACTGCAGTACTACCAACACGTCCGGGTACATAGGATACTGAACCAGTTAGTGTCATATTATTACCGTTTCCACTCATGTCTGTTATCGTTCCATCAAATGGATAATAAGCGTTTAATCCAGTTGTAGGTGCAACACCAATCGCGGTCGCATTTGTGAACGTTCCGCCCACTGCTGCTTGGTCGGCTGTAGTTAAGGTTGTTTGGGCGGCACATAATGTTCCGGAAGCAACTCCTGTAGAAATAGTCCATCTATCAAGTGAACTAATATTTGTTGAACTACTTGCTCCAACTCCAGTTGCACCACCACCGCGTTGGTCAATACGCATATCTCCATTGACAATACGATTCCGGAATTGTCCCAAGTTTCCTGCACTAATATTTCCATTGATATAGGTATCGCCTTCAACGTGAAGATTTGTTTGTGGTAAAGCCGTTCCAACACCTACATTGCTTGAAACAATCAGTGAATCCGTAGGAACATTGCTGGTAGCAAAGGCTGAACCGATGGAACAGTTATTCACTAAATGCATACTTGCTTTTGGATAAGGAATACCAATACCGGCATTTCCGAAATTATAGTAAATATTACTTTGAGATGGTGATATAATTTGTTGCCTCCAATATTGTGGAACAGCATTAATACCACTTGATGCAACTTTAATATAATAAGACATACCTATATTAATATTATGATTGAATTTAAATAATAAAAAAAGAACTATTGTGATATCTCAGCGCAATAAAATTTTATTGGGATATTTCCGTCAGACACCATGAATATCCCATATTTGCATATGCTAAATAAACAGCATTTGCTGATACTAATGATTTAAATTGTACTTTGTATGATACTGGGTCTGTTGTATTTGGAGTATCTCTATAAATAAGTGTCATATCAGAAGAATTGATAAATTTATAAGTCCAACTATAATATCGAAGAGAACTTGGAGTTAGACTTGTATAAGTACCTCCATTTATTGAACGTAATAAATCTACTACTAAATAGCCAGGATTACCATTTACTCTATTTGAATGGAACTGTACTTCAATAAGACTTGTGCTTAATCGTGGAATGATTTGAGATGGCTGCCCTCCATCTACAAAAGAAAGTGATGTCGTGGTAATATCGCTTGTTGTAACAAATTCATTAAATACAACTTGATACATCATATTAAATCCACTCATTACTCGTTCTACAGCATTATTTCGCAATTCAAAAGGCGTAACCGAAGTACCTTTTTCAATTTGAACGCCTGTCAAATAAATATTATTATTTGCATTCGCTAAGAAATTTGTAGCAGAACCACCAAATGTTTGAATATTAGAACCCGTTAAATACTTGGTACTCGTCCAACCTACCGTATTTGAACTTGTATAAGCAGAACCCGTGCCTAAACATAATGCTAAGTTTAGCCCAGGTGTAGTATCCTTAGTCCAAGCGGAATCGGTGGTATCGCCTGGAACAGTGAAATTTATTTTTTGCCAAGCATTAGATGGAATACTGGGCGTTGTGTATAAATAAGAACGAGGGAGGAGATATTGAGAGATAGTGGTAGATGTTGCATTATTGGCATAAAGTTGATAAATCTCTGAGGGTATAAGTGCTCTATTATAGATACGAACGTCGTCTATGTAACCTTTGTATGCATAATTATTATTTCCAAAAGACATACATCCTAATCGTAAATTAAATGGTGCTATTGATAATGCAGTTGAAGGTAATAAATAAGAACCCACTACAATACCATTTACATATAATATCATATTGCAATTTGTAGATAAAGTAACAGATACATGTATCCATTGTAATGGAGATAAACTAATTGTATATAGTGGAGATGTTAAATAATTAGTACCAGATATATACATTTCAGCATATAGTTGAGATGAACTATTGATTCCTATATCTAAACAATTTCCATTATTTATCTGACTTGCAATACTAAATGGAATACACCAATTCACAACAGCAGTAGGATATATCCATAGTGAAACACTTAATGGAAACATTGCATAGTTATAATTGTAAGACACAAATGATGTAGCTATTCCGCCTGCATTGTTTGCAGTTAAATTCAATGAACGTGAACCTACTTTGAATATGCTTGTTGAATAGACCACATTTGTGCCAATGGGATTCGTCAATAAGCCAAGTGTATCGTTGATACCTGAATCCGTTTCAAATGTAATGGCTGTAATGGTTGCAGCCGCACCAGAATTACCAACGGAGAGTGAAAATTGCTGAGAGCTTTGTGTATTATTTTTAATCCAAGCATTAACGGTTACAGGTTGGGCTTCTGTTGTACCCCATCCTAAGTCGGCTACATTGAGACCTTCAATGGGTTGCTGAAAGAGAACGTAAGGGGAAGTTTGATAAGAATAATAGAGACCAGTTATTTCTTGAGGTGACAATTCACGATTGTAGATGCGAACATCGTCTATATAGCCTTTGAATGGAGTTCGTAATGATGTTCCTGTTTGTGCTCCAACACGTACTTGAGTAATAGACCCAGCGCCTACTGAATCAGTTAATACACCAGCACCAGTTGGTGTACTTGATATTAATACACCATCAATATATAATTGTAAATAGGAATTGGTAACAGTCATAAAACAATAATACCATATATTCGCAGTTAGTATAGATATAG